GCTGCCAATATCTTACTGCCATTTTCTAACTCCAATGAACCCTTGTTCCATGATAATATACCCTGTTGCATCCATTTAGGTAAGTTCTCATATGCAATCTGTAATCTACTGAGAAGTTCCCTAGCAGTGGATGCTTTGTTTGCTAGGATGCCTATATTAACACTGTCATTGAAAACAGCATAGTGTAAAAGGAAAGAGACAACTGTAGTAGATTTGCCAGTCTGTCTGGGCATCTTACAGATGTTGAATCTGTTCTCATGAAAGTTCTTTACCAGTTTTTCCTGGAAGTCATATAGTTTGAATGGTTGAAGACCATGATCCAGAGTAACAATCTGGACGTAGTTCTTTGCAAAATATACTGGATCGTTCTTACACCTAATATACTCTTGAATTTGCTCTTCAGTAAATTCAATAGCAGTATTTGCTTTTTTTAGATTAGGATTACCAAGATAAATTTCACTCATAAATTGATTAGCAATTCCAGGCTCTGAGTGATTTATTTATTCTTGAATCTGGATCTCTTGCAGTCTTCTTGGAAGTTAATTTAGCTTTCATCCCCTTCATCCTGGCACAGAAAGATGCTCTGCGAGGGTTGCCAACTTTTTTTGATGGTGCTTTTAAATCAGAACCAGGATTCTCACGCTCATAAGACTTACGTCCTTTTTCATTGAGACCTCCTTCCTGGTTCTTACCAGACTTTTTTGTCCAGGCAGCTCCTTCAGAAACTTCAGTCTCTTCACCAACATTGATCATCAACTCTCCAGGTTGATAGTTTGCTTTATCAAATCTCTTAAGTTGGCATCCAGGATATACTTTATCAAGTGCTCCCTGAACATCTGTTCTGCTGGGTGTTCCTACCTCAGGGAAGAAGATCTTCATAAGCATTAACTTACCTTTAAAGGTAAACATCACTTGATAGACATTCCCAGTTTGAGCAGGAACTCTGATTGCCTCATCAATTTCACGTAGACCTGTTCCCTCACAATGTCTGCAACCCTCACCTAAACACTTAGGGCATTCTTTCTGTTCCTTGACCTCTACTTCTTCTTTCTGGGTCTTTTTCTTCTTCTTGACACAGTTTGGATATCTCTTACCAAACATTGTCTTCATTCCTTTCTTCTCATAACCATCCCAACAATCTTCACCCATGACTTGAACTTCAATGCCTGCTTCTCTCATCGCATTGATTTGAATTTGAGAGAGTTCAGGTAGTGCCAGAAACTCTTCTTTCTTTGTGGAATTGCCATAGTTCTTAGCACCTTTCTTGCGGCACTGAACTAAACGACCAGAAGCATAAGCAGAGGGCCAGACACTTGCAGATGCCTTTACTTTGTGGTAACAAGCATCTTTTTTACCTTCCTTTTCAAGAATGGTTTCTTCTTTTTGAGTTTTCTTCTTGGTATTCACGTGGATTGCAGCCCCTTTTCTATCTGGATTTGGATCATTTGCTCTCTTGCGTCTTACAGAAGCACCTCTCTCTGCTTTAGACATACTTGCTGCTTTCTCTTTAGATAAACACTTTGGTTTAGGACCATCACCCTTTCCATCACCGTCTTTATCTTCACGTGCACATTTGCCAACCTTTTCTCCTTTGGTATTGTAGCGATCCCATCCGCCTCCAGTAGCACTACCCTTAGGACCCTTGCCAAACCAATCTCTAAGATTTTCGTTAATAGTCACAATATTAGTAGAAAGTCTCTCTTTTTATTTATAAAGGAATTCAATCTGGAACATCTGGAGTAACTGGCCAAGTTACATCTAATGGATTAGATTTTGATGTTGTAATATCTCTCAGTTCTTGTATATAAGTATCAAGTTTACTAATGTCATCTGTTGTAGTTGTTATTCCAAGTCTTACTTCACTATGATATCTGAAAACTCTCCATTCAATCTCTTTAATTCTTTCATTTCTAGCATCTCTAATTTCTTTCCAAAGACTATCAGTTTTAGATGCAATCTCTGCATCAGTCAAAGCAACAACTTCCCATGCTGATCCATTCCAAATAACTTTTTCAGTATCATCATTAAATGATGGATTTTCTCCTGCAGGAACATATCCAGCATCAGCAATTTCTTCTTCAGTAAATGTAGAAGAATCTGTGCGAGTAAGACCAGAAGAAAGACGAATTCTTTCTGGTAAAGGTTGTGGAAATTGATTATTATGTGAATAAAGCATTTTAGTTAGTTTGAATAAACAGCAATATACAGACTATCATTAGGATCCATTGCAGAACCAGTATAACCTGCAAGAGCATGAATAACTCTTATCCATTCTTGTCCTTGAAAATAATATAAAGGACTTCTCAATACAGCACCACTATATCTAGTAGATCCACTAGTTTCTCTAAAGGCATAGTATGTGTTACTAGATTGAGAAATAGTAGCATCTCCAACTGATGCTATAGTGCCCCCTGAATAATATGAATTAGATATTCCATCAGCAGTCCCAGTATAGGAAGAACCAGTGCCTGTTGACCAACTCCATCTGTTACTATTTGCAGAAGTGCTCAAACTAGTGTAACTATGATTTTTTGCTGATGCAGGAGTGATTGGAAATCCAGTTGAAGAGGATCCATTCATCGCAGTATATGATGTCTGCCAGGAACTTCCAGATCCTCCGTTAGAAGTATTAAAAATCCAAGATTGAAGCAAAGTGGTTCTTGTTGAATCTAAGATCTGAATACCTGCTACAGAAATATCATTATAAAAAGTTGTTGCTGCAGTAACTTTAATTCCAAGATATATTCTTCCGTATGATGCTGCAGAATTGGCAAAATCAGTTTGTACTTCACTAACATCATATCCGCCATTATAGTCAGAACTGTTGCCCATGAAGCTATCAGAACTAATAAATCTCCTACTAATTTCATAGAATGATGATGTAATGTCTTGACCTGTAGAAACAGCAGCATCTCCTATTGTCAAATCCTCTGTTTCAATTAAAACTTGACCATAATCAATGCCAGCAGCATGCCATGATATAATTTCAATTTTAACAACATTTGATTCTGATAGACCATCTCCAACTGGGTTAATAACAAAACTTCCAGTGTTATTCGTAATATAAAAAAGTCCAGTCAATCCACCAGAAAAATCAGCAGCATCAACAGCTGTTCCAGAAACTGTTTGAATTCTGTAATATAACGGTGTGTTATTACCATAACCAACTGTATTCACAGTAAATGTATTATTTGTTTCCTCATTCAAAGTAGTTCCATTATCACTTGAAATAGAATCTATTTGCTTTTTGGTCCAAACATCACCAGTAACCTCTGCAGTATATTGATCGTAGATGCCATGCACACCACTATTCACATACAGTTCCAATTCTTGTTTTGGTCCTATTATTCCTGAATTACCTCTCATTATACATCTCCAGTATTAGTAGATGGGAATGATCTTCCTGCTCCCCAAATAATTCTTACTGCTCCACCTGAACCATTGCCACCTTTATTGTCAGTGCCACCTCCACCTCCTCCACCATATTCACCACCAGTTCTCGCCTCAGTTCCATCAATAGGATTAGTATCGTAATTATTAGTGTAAATTCTACCAGCACCTGCATATCCATCACCACCACCAGATCCTCCAGCGCCAGCACCATTAGCTGTTGCAGTACCACTAGATGATTCACCTAGTATTCCAGTTCCACCACCTCCAAATCCCTTAGTAGAACCATTATTTCCTCCACCAGCACCACCACCACCATTTCCAGCAGTGGGATTAAATCCAAAAAGATAACCACCATTACCACCATTACCTTGGTATCCTCCTGCTCCACCACCTCCTGGTGGTCCATATCCTGAAGAACTGTAATAGACTACATTGCCACCACTACCACCACCATCACCATAATATCCTCCTCCATAAATGTATGAGGCATATCTACCAGCATTTCCTCCACTTCCTCTTACAGTACCAGAAGACGAAAAATAACTCTGACCGCCAGCAGTTGAATAACCACTATAATACCCAGCAACTCCACCTGAACCAACTACAACAGTATAAATTGAACCTGGTGTTACTGTGATATTATTCCTCCATCCAAGTCCACCACCGCCACCGCCAGCCATAGAAAAACTACCACCGTTATAAATCATTCCACCACCACCGCCACCAATACATACAGCACAAACAGAGTATACACCTGGAGGACAAGTCCAACTATATGTACCTGGAGTTGTATAAGCTGCCTGTCCTGCTACGACAGGGTTCAAAAACTTTGAATTCAGATCATAAATGCCACTGACACCAGGCACTATCAAACCATTCCCTATTATACTTGCATTTCTGGTATAAAATGCCATAATTATTCACTAATCTCTTCGTATGAACAAGTTGCACTTAAGTCACCAGCGACACTTGCCTGAATGTATAATGACATATCTTCCTCCAAGTAAATTGAAGTATCTTTTGAAACAACAACCAAAGTAGCATCAGCAGGTACACTAATTGTTTTTGCCAATGTGGAATGTGTGCTACTACCAGCAGCATCTCTAAGTGTTACAGTTATATCTGCAGCATTAGAACCATCAATATTTGCAATTATCAATGAATTTATTTTCAATATTTTTCCTGAAGATGCCGCATTAACTACAAGAGAAGCAGCACTAGACGCAATATCAGTATCATATACAGTTTTTCCGTATATACTTGCAACAGATACTATATTTGGGTTCGCCATTATTTAAATTCTCCTTTGTATGTTTATTTAGAACTAATCAACCAAAAACCATTGCCATAGCAATTGCTTTTCCTGTGGTGACACCACCACCTCCTCCTCCCCCTCCAGAGGAGCTGAAGGTTATACTATCTCCACTTGCATTAGTGGTGATAGTCATATTTGATCCAGCAACTAATGTCAAGGTATCAGTTGCACTATCAGCAACTATATCACTTTGACCAGAAACTGCAATGGTTTCAAATAGATTTTGTGTGGTTCCACCACCTCCAGTTTGATCTGCTACCCAAGCATAGTCAGAACCATTCCAACTCAGAATTTGACCTGAAGAAGCACCACTAACATTCAGATGTGTATCTACATCAGAATCAGTATAACTTCCACCACTAGAAATAGAAGCAGTGGAGATTCCAGTGATTCTTCCATTAGCATCAACTACAATGACTGGTGTTGATCCAGAATCTCCATATGTAGCAGCAGATGCTCCTGTTAATGATGTAAGATTTGCACCACTTCCATTATTGAGAAGAAGTGTGCCTGAAGATGATGGGAGTTTTATAGTTGGATTGCCACTGAAATCACCATGATCTGGTGCTTGGAGTCTAGCATAATGAGCATTGTTTGACTCACAATATAAATCAACTCTACCAGAAGTTCCATCATCACTTTTGACAGAAACAATGTTTGTTGCAGTAACAATACCTGTAACACTAAGATTGCCCTGATCATCTTCAACCACGTGATCAGATTGAATTTTAGACATCTTAATGGACTTAAGAGCATTATGTTTATCACGAATCTCAATAGCACCAGATGATGAATTCCTCTTTAACTTTGTGTCACCAATTTTGATTTCATCAGAACTTGGATCAAGGGTAATAGTTCCTTGTCCAACAGATAAAATACCAGTAATCCTAGCATCACCTTCAACAAGAAGAGCAGTAGTTGCAGTTCCAGTATTAACAACAATTCCATTTCTAAATGTACCTACTCCAAGGGAGTCAACATTAGTAACATCTTCATATGTAAGAGTTCCAGCAATAGAAACATTACCAGTGGCAGTAATATTAGTGACTGTTATATCTGGAGAACCAGTAAGACCTGTAGCATTACTGCCCCCACTCAAAGCAGTACTGGCAATTCCTACCCATTTTGATTTTGTTTGATCATAAATGAGGAGTTTTCCTTCTCCTGTTGTCCTATCAAATTGGACATCATCCATGTCCTTGATGTTGACAGCACCACCTCCACCAAGAGTTGATAGTTGAGTATTGATCCTATTGATGAATAATTTATAGTGGTTTGATAGATCATCAAGTGTAGCAAACTTTTGATCAAGGGGAGTTAATGGGTCAGTTATCCCTTCAACTTCTTGTTTTGTATCTGAAGGTTCATTAAGAAGATAATTCTCCTCTAATTTTTTTTGATCCTTCTTAATTGAGGATGAAATTTTATTTAATTCTTTAATACCCTTTTTAAGTGAGGATATGTCACTTCTAAGGGAAGAAATATCCTTATCATAATATTTTACTTCAGGGAGAGTATTGGGGAGCGCATCAACAGTTTCTTTTAGATCATTAAAGAACTCAAGTATTGATTCATCTGCTTTAATACTCTGCTCATTAATTTTCTCAATCTCCTTCTCAAGAGATTGTTTTAGTTTATTTTGCTCACTGGTGAGATGTTTCTTTAATTTTCTATCATCATCTTTGAAGGTATTGTGGAGTTCCCAAATTCTGATAGAAGAATCTTTGAGTTCTTTGTATATTTTATCCTTTGTTTCTGTAATTCTATCATTAGTTTGATCAAAATTGTCGTTGATATTCTTTAAATCAACTTTTAACTCAAACTTTCTAATGTCATAATCTTCATTTATTTGATTGACTGTGCGGTCAATCTTTTCTTTCATCAAATCAAGATGTCCTTGAACTTTGCTGAAATCATCATCAATAATACTAAAACTTTTACCAATCCAAGAGAAGTCTGGAACCTCATGAACCTCTTGAATCCAGTCAGGAAAGGTAGGAATTGCCTCTTTTACCTGCTCAATTCTCAATTTAAGGACTTTTAAGTCTTCTTCGTAGTACTTTACCTCTGGAAGATTGTTGATTTCCTCCTTAATATCAGATAATTTACCTTCAAATTCTTCATTTTGTGTACTCAGAGTATCAATTTTATCACTTTTTGCATAATCTTTCTCAATTTCTGAAATTTTACTGCAAATTTCATCTAATTGTTCATCATAATACTTAATTTCAGGTATTTTTGGAATATCTTTTCTTACGTCATTGACTAAACGAACTAATTCTGACCACTCTGGGGTCTGTATGACATCAGTTACTTCTAAAAATGACTCCCCATTTACATCTTCTATGGTTTGAGTCTCTTCTTCAATAAAATCTTGATTTGATTCTGGAAAATATTCTTTTACTGAAGGCAGTTCTTCCTTCTTCTCTAAGAAATCCTTGTATGATGGAAGATTACTATCTCCCAATATATCATTTATAGATGGTAATTCGTCTTTTGCCATTTTATTAGTAAAATACTTTGGGATTTCTCTCCCAGTGTATTATTTATCTTCGCTAACTTTCTTCAACATTTTTTGAAGGTCAGCAGTTGATCCAACAAAGAGGGCATTATTGACTGTTGTGGGACCTTTTGGTTCCTTATCTTCATTGACATCCTTTAGTTTCTTTTGAAGATCCATCAATTTATCAGTTGCATCAGAAACATTCTTGATTAGTTGGCCAGCAACTTCATATGCTCTGGGCATTTCACTTTCTTGAGCAAGTTCTAAGATTCCATTGATTGCTTCTTGACCTTTTTCAATGATGGAATAAAGATTACCCCTGGTATATTCGTAATCTTTACGTATATCCTCTGAGGTGCTTTTAATTTTTTGAATTCTTTCATCTGGTGTGGTCTTCTGTATTTCTACCTCTGTAGGAGTTACATCAAATGTTTCATTCAATTTATCAAATTTATTAGACATCATAATCTCCATCAAAAGGTGCTACCATCAAATCCAAAGTTATCCCCTGAATCAATAAATGATGCATCTGCTTTTGTGATACTATTGATTGATGCACCTGAGGCGTGAATTGCTGCCTTAGTATTATCCTGTGCTCTTCTTACTGTAAACTTATCTCCTGATTTATCCTTAATGTACATACTCTCACCATCAATATCTACATAAGATCCTACAGTGATTGCTGCAGCATTACTTACTTCAATAACAGTGTCATCTATCTCAACATTGGCAGCAAGTTGAGTCAAGACTGAATTGTCATAATCAACAGTTGCTCTTGGTTCAACTCTATAACTAACATCTCTTGTAAATGATCCAGTTGATGTCTTTCTATTGCCAGCAATATAACCAATCTGAACTTTCTTCACAATTTCACCTGTGACATCAGATACAGGACCATAAAGCATGGTCTTTGCAGTGAATCTCAATGTATATACTAATGCTCTTCTAGTATCAAAGTTTCCCTCATAATCATCCTCCATAGAGATTGATTCAATTTGGATGGGAACATTTTGAACTTCTGAAAGTTCACCCAAAAACTTAATAGGTAAAGTATATGCTGGTTGAAAATATGGAAGAATCTGCTCAACAATCTGGAGCATATCATCATTGAGTTTAGTCATGATAGACAACTCAATTGTCATGTTATATGGGACAGGCATGAAAGTCTTTTTGACTTTTTCGCCATTATCAGTTACAACATAAAATGCTTGAGTTTGAGTTGCCTTTCTTATTGGATCATACTGCAGATCAATGAACTCAAAAGACATTCTAGGAAGTGTCATCTGAACAGGTCTGTTCAGGTCTGCTTCTTGCTCCAATCTCGCCAAAAACTTCTGTGTTGGACCATACGCAAGAGGAACTTTGATGATACTGTACACATCATCAGATGAATCCTTGTGCTTGATCTCAATGCCATTGAAGAGAGATCCAAATCCAATGATTACAGATCTGAAAATCTCATTATAGAAGTAGTCAAACATTGTTGTAACTTAATTATACTTCTATTTAGTTAAGGCATTCCAAATGGATTCTTTGTGCTGAAATCTATAATTCTATCTGCTTCCAATTCAATAGTATCATTGTCTGCATATGGTGTCACAAGATCATCAGTTTGGAGTGATTTGATGACATGTCTTGCACCAGACTCTTGACCAACAATATCCTCACCAACTTCAAATGTTCCAGAGACAATGGAGATTTCCAATGTATTGTTGGTAGCATTGTACTCTTTCACTCTTGCTTCTGTTCCAGATGTTTGACCTACAACAATCTCATTGAATATGAATGATCCAGTGTATGTTGAACCAAGACCAACAGGTGTGCTGAATGTCACATCAGGTGTGAGAACATATTGAGCACCAGAATTAGTGAGATAGACTTGAGTGACATTTCCACTATTGTTAATAGTTGCAAAACCAACAGCCTGAGTCACGCCCTCAACCTCTTGAGCATAATTCTTCTCACTTACTTCATTGCTTATGGTAACAGTAGGTGGAGATAGATAACCACCACCACCATACGTGACAGTTATACCTGTTACAATGCCACAATTCTGAATACCAACTTCAATAGATGTGGTTGCTATTCCAATATTAGTAGATGCCTTGTTGACTATAATTTCACCTGTTCCAAATCCAACAATAAATGTGTCAGATTGGAAAGTTCTTATTCTTGCATATGTGCTATCATAACCATATTGAACTCTTACTCTATCACCAATAATCATATTGGTAGTATTAATGCCAGTAATTACAGTAGAACCAATTCCAACAGTTCCTTCTGTCTTGATTGAATCAAATCTAATAGTAGCAATACCAGTAGCAGTGAATTCTGTGTTACCAGCACTTGGAGATCCAAAGGATAGAGTTGGTGGTGATACATATCCATAACCACTATTACCAATAGACAGTGTATTGACTGTTCCTGCAATAGAAACAGTTGCTGTTACTGTTGCTGTAGTGACACCTGTGCTTCCACTGAAGGAAATGGTTGGTCTGACAGTATATCCAGCACCAACAGTTGCTCCAGTACCAACACACCAAGGATCTGTTTGTGTATTAAATCCAACAGCAGTCACAAAACCTGTGATAGGTGCAATAGTTGCAATACCAATAGCAGTTTGTGACACATCACTTCCTGTTCCTAAACCAATAGAGACAGTTGGTGCTACTAGATATGCTCTACCAGTTGTAGAAAAAGCAACTGATCCTGGATCAATACTTGATCCATCAATACCACCACCATTGTCAATGGTAGCACTAGCAAAACTAATACCTGGAGATGATACAGACACAGTAGGAGCAGATGTGTAGAACTTACCCTCTGTGGTAATTGCTACACTCTTAACAGTACCACCAGTGAGATGATATGTATCTAAAGTTGCAGAACCCTCTGCCGTGTCTCCTGACCCTGTTGGTGGGGCAAAGGTAACAGTGGGTGCTGACTTGTAGTAAACACCACCTGTTGTGCCATGTGGGAACAGATAAGTGGCAATACCTACACTAACAGGTGCTGCAATGACACTTACACCACCACCAACTATTGAAGGTGTATCCAAAACAGCAGTTGCTGCTGCACCAACATGTCTAGGTGTAGAAATTCCAACTGTTGGAGCAGTGATATAAGCATTGCCAGAGTTGCCTATTGAGACAAACTGTACAGATGTAGTAGTCACAATACCAGCAGTTGCTTTAGCACCTGTTCCACCGCCACCTCTGATGGTGATCATTGGTGCAACAGTGTATCCACATCCTGCATTTGTAATATTGATAGCAAGAACCTTTCCAGTTTCAGTTCCCTTGCATCCAACATAGTCATCAGATATTGATGCTATACCAGTAGCAGTGACTCCACCTGCTGGTGCTGAGGAAAATGCCACTTGTGGCACACTTGTATAATTTCTTCCTGCATTTGTGATTTCAATTGTTTGAACTGAACCAGCATCACACATATTTGCAGTCCCAGTAGCAGTTACTGCAACACCAACTGCAAGTAAAGTAAGTGTCTGGATATAACCAATCTGTTCAATCTCATCATCAATGGTTTCAATACCAGTATCAAGAACTTCATCTTCATATCTGAAGAGTTCGCATCTCAACTGATAAACATAATTCTTTTGCAGTTGATAGAATGGTTGCTCATGTTCAACATATTTAATTTCCATCAACCTATCACCCAGAGGGAAGTAAATCAAATCCCCCTCTTTTGGTCTGGTTGCTAACTCTATATTTGGTAGATTTTCTGTAAGTGGTGTAATATAACTTTCATATCTTTCTCTAGATACAATCAAAGTCAGATCATCATTATTCTGAATTCCAAATTTTGATAATAGAGTTCCCTGTCCCCCATATCCATCATAATTATCTACATATGCTTCAAGAGGATATGCACTTGTAAACTCAGATTGGATAACTTCTCTGATTACAGTATTCTTTTTCAGATATTTCCTTGGGATATAATATATCTCAACGCCATACATCTTCAACTGCTCATTGACCAGACTCTGAATCAGATTCTGCTCACTTGTACTGCTATTCAGGAAAAATGGATTGAGCATATTATCAACCTATCAAGTCTAGAGGTGGGATTTCATATGTGCTCATCATCTTTTGTCTAATCTCATCCAGTTCTCTTTGACCATCATCAAAGATTGCTCTTCCATTAAACTCAAGACCACCAGGCAATTTGACTCCCTGGAATTTAATTAAGTTTTGACCCCACTGTCTTTTTATTAGTGCAGTGAGATATGGTTTCAAAAATGAATCATTCCATACTCTTACATAATCATTTGGATTAATTGCTCTAGAGCAGTCAATAATAATATAATCATCTTTTTTCAAAGTAGTCCAATCAATATCAAGATACATCCTATCTGATCTTTGATTGAATCTAATTTGCTTATGAGTGTTCAGGACAAAGTTCATTGTCTCCAGATAACTCATAGTCATATCATATGAAGTCAGATCATATCCACTTGCATATCCTCCTCCCCACATACCAAATACATCATTCAACATATATTGATATTTCACATTAAAGATTCCACTTCCACTGTAGGAACCATCAAATTGAAATACTTTATTGATTCCAATAATATTGGGAGGAACCATTAAGTAGTTACTATTCTCATGATAATTCAATGTAGTATTAGATCCACCAGGATAATCAACAGTGACAGATGTGGTTGCTATACCAACATTTCCTGCATCACTTGTTGGAGCACCAGGTGGACGAGCTAAACCTCTATTTACATCTTCTTCAGTAATTCTATACTTAAGATATGCCTGTTCAATACCATCAAAATGTCTTTCCTGAAAGAACTGCACTGCATCATCAACTAGGTCTTGAATTTGCTCATCAGCAACATTAACCTCTAAGACAGGTGCTCCCAACTGCCTTAAGCAATAATCTATCAGTTCTTGTCGTGTAGAGGGTTGAGCCATTATACACTATGTTTTTTACTATTTAGAAGGCACCACCAACCACAAGTGCATTACCCTCAATGATTCTGTATGTACTTGAACCAATACTTACATTCATATTGTAGTAATATCTACCTGGAGTTAATTGATTAGTCACAGTATCTGTGAGAGAAATATTGAATTGTCCTGCTGCTGCACTAGTAAATCCAACAGTAAATGTTGCAGCAATTGCTACACTTGATCCAACATTGTTTGATCTCTTCATCTTAGCTTCACCAGTATATCCAGTGAAATCAAAGTTAGATGTATCATTATTCTTCACCTGGAATGTTGATCTGAAATCAGCACCCTTGTTAATATTAAGATTGACTCCATATGCTACTCCAGCAGCAGGGTCAAATGTGATAGTATTATTGGCCATTTTGCTTTACGATAGATTGGAGCATTGATTTGATATCATTTATGTCACTAGAAAGGTTATCAACCTTTTCTTCAAGTTTATTGACTCTCTCCTTCTCAGAAGAGAGTCTGTTTCTATTGTTCATGTATGCTTCAAATTTTGTATGATCTGTATTGATGATTGCACGGGTTTTGGAGTCCCTGTGGAAATCATCTTTTCCTTCAACTTTTAATAAACTCATTATGCTAAGGCAATAACTCTCAAGTTTCTAAACTGTGGAACAACAGACTGGTTGATTGAAGTACCAATCAGTTTGATTCTAAAACTGCTAAATGGTTGGAGATTATCAATTGTAAATGTGTGCTCCTTAAACTGATTAACAGCAGGTTCCTGAGTATATTGGTCAGATTTTCTAACCTCAATATCAGAAGTTCCATCACTTACAGATGGATTAATTACACCACCAAACTCATCAATATTATTATAACCAGGGAATGCAGTGAATACTGTTTCAGTAACAGGTGCATCTTGATTCAATGAATAGAACATTCTAATATCATTGAAGTTTGAAACATAAGCATCAATGTAAACTCTTAGAGAAGTTGCAGGATTCTCAAGTGTGATATGTTTGGTAACATACATCAAACTGTTTGGATCATCACCTACACTATTAACTCTTGAATCTCCAATGTAATCATTGATAGGAGCATTAACCCTATTAGAGACAAAGACAACAGAAGAATTATCTAAGTCAATTGTGGGTGAAAGTCTTGTATCATAAGTGTACATCTGGAGAGCCATTGAGAATGACTTGTTTCCAGGAAGTGTGGAGAGATATGCATCCTCATTTGTCTTAGAAACAACCATTCTCTGGGAATCAAAGTAGTTCTTCTCTCTAAGAGCAATTTCCTGGTAACCTTGATCAATATAGGAGACCTCACTACCAGAAACACTAGTTTCAGAAACAGATCTAACAGAACCAAATACATTTGTGCCAGTTGGTGCTGTATTGTTAATATTAGGAACAATCAAACTGTAAGGAAGATTATATGATCCTCTTGCGTTGATACCACCACCAAGTTTAATCTCATTAAGGTATCTTGCACCTAAAGAAGAACCAGGAGTTTTATCAGTGCCATCTTTAGACATATCAAGTTTGATGTGATAAAAGTCAATGCCAATAGGATCAATGACATCAGCATCAGCAAGAACATGAGTCTTATTGATTCTTCTGAGTGATACACCAGAGAACTCATACTTAGTAACAATGTCATTCACACTGTGCTTAGCAGCAAGAGTATTGTCAACCCCTCTACTACTGATGCCAGTCAAAGTATTAGTATCAGATACACCAGTGTATTCAATGACCTCAGCACCAATTCTCACATAACCTGGGTTTGTAGCGCCAACTCCAACACCTTCAAAGGTTCCAAAGTTAGCAGTGCTGCCAACAGAGATTACACCAGTTTCAGTCTTCTGATAGTCATTAGTGAGTTGTGTTGCAGGAACATCAGATTCAATGTTCTGAAGACTAACTCTATTGATATCAGAGTACATTCCATGATTTCTCTGGAAGATTTTGAGATGCAGTCCATCACTATTAATTCTTTGTGGTGAAATAACAAATACACTACCACCAATACCAGCATTGATATCAGTAGCAATTCCTGATGTATCCATGTACTGGAGTCTATTGTTAGGTCCAAAAGTGCCTTGAACTTTATCAAGAATCAATTCATTGAACCCTTCTAAAGCAGGAACAGAAAGTTGCATTCCAGAACCCAACTCATCAGAACCAATACTCAATGGTGTCAGAACATCACCAACTGAATAACCCTTACCACCAGCATTAACTGTTGCTGCAATAGCAACACCATTTGCCACTGTAATGTCTGCAGTTGCGTTGATGCCTCTTCCTGTAACAGAAGTTAGAGCAACACCAGTAAATGATTGTGTGCCATTTGATGGTGTATATCCTGAACCCACGTTAGTGAGTGTGAGAGGTCCAGTGATTGAACCAGCAAAACCTACAAGTTCACCAGTTGCATCAGAGTCTACCTGGATAATAGTATTTCCAAGTTTGAGATCACTATCAGCCACTGTTGTTCCAATACCAATACTTAGGTTTCTAGGAATAGAAGTAACACCATTTCTACTGATTCTTTCAAGTTGAGTTGGCAGTTCTGGATTAAAGAATTCAACATTACCAGCTCCAACAAAATCAGAACGATAGAGGTTGAACTTAAGATCCTCATACTGGCTGGGTGTCCATACAGTAGAGTTCTGTGACTTGAATAGTGAACCAAGGATTGGTTGAGAGGTTACAAGAACTTGCCCTGCCTCTGTACCCAATGTTGTGATGTCTGGTTCACCAAGTCTTGAGATATAAACATTATACTCAGTTGTATTGGAGAGAAGAACCAAAGCATATTCTCTATTTCCTGCCAGATAAACAGGTGCCTCAAAGGTAAATGTAGTTCTTGCAGTAGCATCATCAGATACAATAACCTGATTAGGAGTCAAGTCTACCTCTGAATAGGGTAGAATCTTCTCGTTGGGTGTACCAAGTGAGGTTTCTCTAATCTGTAAAGTTACAGGAAGACTCTGTGCTTTTGTTCTAAAGAACACATCAACCTTAGTGACAAATATACCAGTCTCATCATCAACTTTAAAGGTCTGAGCAAGAGGGTCACCACGTCTAGGTGCTGGAGGAGCTGGAGGAGCTGGTGGTGGTGGGGGTGGTGGTGTTGGTCTAAAGTTACTACCAGTGACTACTGAAATATCAAAATCATTTGATAACTGTCTAGTGTCTTGGAAATCATCATCAGTTGATACTCTAGCATTTCTCAATGAGAGTGTGACTTCTTGAGTATTGTCAATATCACCTTGTGAATAGAAGATTTCTTCACCACTAGTGGTTGTTGTTCCTCTAATAGTGCTATTGATTGGACTACTAGACAGTCTGAAGATGTTTCTACCAGTCTCAAAGAGTGGATTAGATACATTAGAGCTATCTGGTACAAAGTAAGAACCAATTAGTGTTCCTACATTGTCACTGATCAATCTTACATTAGTTACAACTGCCTCAGCACCATTAGTTCCTCTAAGGATCATACCCTGTTGAATATAACCACTGAACTGTGGGAAATCTTCTGATTGTAGACTGAATGTATCTACATTGACCAGTGATGTAGATTGTGTGTAACCAGTTGATACTGCATTGGATCTTGAATATGGATTGACAGTGTAGATATCAGTTGGAGCATTGTATGGACCATACTTGTGGTTAGAGTTTGCAACTCTGAATGTGATAGCAGCATTTGAACTTCCTGATGTGAGTTGTGAACTCTCAGAGGAAGGCATAGTACCAGTCACTGTCTCACCAACAACAAATGTTCCTGTGGTCATTCTGACCTCAATAAGTTTAGGAACACTAAATCTATTTACATCTACACTATCAAAGAATGAATAAAGTGATGTAAATGGTTTGAACTTAGTTGCAGTGAACTGAATATTGCGAGATCTCATGAAGTGTTGGATCTCTCTATTAACAATTCTATCTCCAAGAGACTCAGTGTTAATTACTTCATTGATTGTTTGTTGTACACCAGTTCTATTTTGTTCCAGTGAAATTGAACCATCAATGGTTGTTGAACTAATATTGCTCAGATTGCCATTTGCCCAACCAGGAACATTTCCAATAACATCTCTCCCTAAACGATTTACAGCACTATTAAGAGACTCTGCTCTATTGGTCATTGAGTTGACATCTAGTCCAACACTAGTGGTCTCCCAAGAATCCCACAGAACAGGTGTTACACCAATTCTTGATCCATCTGCATTATCAGTGATTTCAGCACCTAATGCCTCTGCTACACCCTCAAATGAACCTTCTAACTGAACATTACGTACTTCCTGTCTATTAGTATCAATCCAAACATCAACAGTTGGTTCAAGAGCAATAGAACCTTGATAATAGGTGATTAAGAAAGGAGTGACATTTTCTACTCTTGTGGAGAAGGGTTGAGTCAACCAAGGAATTTCAGTATAATCAAGAGTAACCATTTGACCTGATCTCTTAACACCTGATCCACTCAAACTTTCAAATCTAGAATCATTATTAGTTTGAGTTGAAGTCAGAGACAGGTTAAATGCTGTTGAATAATGAGCAGGTCTCAGAACCTTTCTCTTTGTATCAATACTGTTCTTAATACCAATACCCATGTCCTGAGGTTGGGTAGATGTAAAGTTATCAACAAAAATACCAGATTTGAATCTATTCAAACCATTGATATCTGGAACAAAAGTATTCAGAGTTGATTGCTCAAGAAGATTAAGAGAAGTGTAGTATTCAAGATTCTTTATTCTCTGCTCAAGTCTAGAGATGTCATTCATCTGATATCTCTTATGCTCAATAGTCTTTATTCTTACATCCTCTACATTATAAAGGTAGGGAGGCATAAAGATATTACAAATATTCAGCGCTCCACTCTCCTCATCAGGAAGAGCAGGGATATCATCAGGAGCACCAGGTTTGATACTCATAACACCATCTTTGTTCAGATAGATTCTATCTGCTCTTGCAAGGTAATAGTTATAATCAAGTGTTACTGATTCATCAGTTGATATAATTCTGCTAGAACTATGTTGTCCACCATCAAATAATCTTCCAGAGAACTCTAATGGGGAGTCTGAACCCTCTGTTACAACATATGGAGTAACTCTGGGTCTTGCATCAATAATATCAGTTGTCCTAACACCATCAATTTGACCAATTTCTGTAGAATAATCAAAATCATTATATGAGTTTACTGTTGTAATGTCACCAGTATCTGCAGCATCATAATAAGCACTTGAGAAGTAAACAATAAGTTTCTTAGTTGGAAGCGATCTGCCTCCTCTTCTCAAAATCCTTCCATAGTCATAATAACTTTCTCTCTGACCATTGTAGAACAAATAATCACCTGTTACATTAATAGATCCAACTTGAATAGTATTTGCCTTTGCCTGAACACCAGAATCAGAGAATACTACTGTTTCATTATTTTCAAATACACTCTCATTTTTATAAACAAATCCAATTGTATTGTCAGTTTTTCTGGTCAGGTAAATTGCTTTTGCACCACTGATAGATCCTGTAACTGTTTCTCCAATAATCAAATCATTGGTAGATGCAGATGGTCCATTCATTGATGCAAGAGTCATAAATGGTGACTCAGGATCATTTGTATCAGTTGCTTCAAATATACCATATACTGATACAACATCAGGAACATTCAGACTAATCTCTTTGTCTTGAACTCTTGTACCAAATGGGAAGTTGCCATATGCCAGACCATCATTAAGTGTAGTGCCACCAATACCTGAAGCAGGTAGTGTTGACTTGTCAATAATGATTCTATTTGCTACATTCTTCAGTTTTGTCTTAGAGGTGGCACCTTGCTTACGTACAGTGGCAATAAGTGTTGAATTAGGATCAGCACCACTCAAACCATCAATAGTTAAAATGGTTGATCCAGCAGTAAAGTTAAACTTATCTGCAGTCAGAACTTCTGTTTTACCATCTGAAGTAATCAATGAATATCTCTCCTCATCAAATGGGAGAAAGACCTCAGTGTTGGCATCTGATACATTGATAGCAGATGAGGAACCAGAAGAGTCAATAACAGTGGAGAACTTCTGTCTGAAGATCATGTCAGATCCAGTAAGATCTACAGATTCAACATTTTTTCTAGGTAGGGTGCTAAACAGAGATTGATTATTAGAAAGATTTCCACTTCCATTGGACTTCTGTAATACACTACTGACAATTTTCAGATCACTAGCTGTAAAGTCAGCAGAAGGAAGACCACCATCACAAACACCTGTAACAGTATCTACACCAACAACAGTCAATTCATTTGTTGTGATGTTAGTGATTCTTGCAAAAGAGAAGTCATTAAGTCCTGGTCTTGAATATCTTACCAGGTTGCCTACTGTGGCAATTCCAGTGAATGATCTTCCGCCAAGTGCTGGACTAGTGATAGTAGATACACCCAGACTCTCTGATGTAATTTGAGCAACTTCAAATGAGAATGTAGGGGTCTGGATGATATCTGCTGTAAAAGTATTTGCTGTTCCTACAATACCATAGACAGATTTAATATCAGAGATCTTAAAGTTCTTAGCATCAACCAAGAATCTTGAATCGTCCAATATTCCATTGAACTTGAGTCTTTCCCCTTGGAAAAACTCTCCCTGAACACTATATGCAGTGAGGGCAGTTCCTGATGATACACTATGCTTCAAGAATCCAGTTGCACCACTTGACTCTCCTTCAATGTGCAATGGAGTATTGAGAGTTACTGCAATATTGATATCAAGATCCTGATAAGTATCAACATCAAAAAGTGAAAGATCCCACTGATTCAGAGCAGAATTTGTGTTATTATATGATCCAGACTCCAATGAGAAATCATATAGTCTTGCTTGACCTATTTCTTTTCCAGGAGCAGTAGTTGAGTCTACTCCCACTCTATGACTTCTTAAACTAAGAGTGTTAGTGGTGTTGAATCCAATAATTGGTGAACCATAAACTCTATTAACTGCAAAAGTAGGACCAAATCCAAAATTGATTCCTTGATTTTTGACAAGTCTAGTTGTTCTGGGTTTTTCTGCATCAATCAGAGATGATGATACTTTTTCTACCTCATACCCTCTGACATACGCTTTACCAGGACTGACTTTATAGACCATCATATCATCTGATGGAATATTTCCTCCTGCAGTGATTTGACCAGGAAGATAGACACCTCTATTGCCCTCTTGATTATCTAAACTTTCTCTACAACTTGTAACAAACTCCTTAACATAATAATGACCTGATTCATCAAAAGTTCTTTTTGCTAACTCATCACCCAAAACATTATATTTTGTAGTATTGAGAATTTCTCTTAAAGTACCATTAGAAACTTCAGCGAGTTGAACAAAACCCTGATCTGAATAGTCATCAGGAAGTTTTTTGCTTAAAACTGCTGTAATTTTAAATCTATCAGCACCTGGTGCTGTGTAATTGTTATATCCTTGGGCATTATCATTCAAAGATGGGTCAACATCTGAAGAAATTACCTCTTCATTGACTGTAAGACCAATTCTATAACTAGAATTTGTGCTATACTGGTCAAGAATAAGAATTTGACTGTCTACATTGACAAAATATCCTCTGAGATAATATACACCTTCATTTAATACAAATGCAGAACCAGTAGCAGCTGCTTCAGTAGAAATAGTGCTAGCAAATCCCTCTCCTGCAGCAATAAATGTGGTTGCATAAGAGATACTAGTCTCAGTTACTAGAATTTCATCATCTTGGAATACATCAGTTGCATTATCAGCACCTGATTCTTCATAATTTAGATAAAGTGTATATAATCCTCTAGTAGATTGTTGATTTGTAATATAAGTTACAACTGTTGCAGAGACGCCAGATGATCTTCCAGTGATTCTTTTTCCAATTAACTGATCAAGGTACAGAGAAACAGGAATACCAAGATATTCTGACTGAATTTGAATACAATGAAATCTATCATTATAATTCAACTGTCCTGGAATGACCACAGAACCCTCTTTAAAGAGGTTGTCACCCATATCTTCAATCTGATTCTGAAGAATAGACTGAAGGTTGTTTAATTCTCTTGCCTGAATTGGATATGCAGGTTTGAATAATACTTTATTATAGTTACTCTCTGGATCAAAGTCGTCAAAATAAGGAGCAACGTTGAGGTTAGTTTCCTGTGGCATAATTCTTTAGAACTGCAAGATAATCTTTACGTCTTCTTTTTGTGATGACGACCTTGTAACTGATGGCCTGTTGTCAACATATACAATGTTACCAGAATACTTTTTAGACTCTGGTTGGGCAACACCTTTAGTGAAGTCCTGACCTAGGTTATATGTCCTATTATTTATTACTGTTGTCAGACCTGTAAATCCAGTATCAATTCCTAGTGTGACACTCCCACCTATAATATCCAAACTACCACTTACTGCAGGTGATGCAGTAAACTGAAGAGATTCAAATCCAAAAGTTGGACTATTATTTTGTGTTCCATCAGAGTTGAAACCACAATTTGTCCTATCCTGCCAATATTTAAGAACACCAGATGTTTGATCATAAGAAATGACTCTACCAACAGCAGTAGAACCAAGACCAACAGTCTGTGTGATGTGATTATCAGCAGTGAATGTTGCTGAACTATAACCAGCACCAGTAAGTCTTAGTGCATAGACTGCACTTGCCTTATCTGTATTAAGAACAGCAGATGAATCATATGCTTGTGGATTCTCAATCAGACCAACTCTTGAGAACTGGTTACCTGTGATAAAATCAGGGTTTTCAGTATCATTTTCAAATCTTGCATATGTTAATACATTATATGCTCCAAGTTCCTTGTAGATGTCAGCACCATGTCCACCATCAGGTGGAATAATTACATTGAATACTGGTGTAGTGGAACCAGTTGGCACTCCACCAGCAGCAAGATTGACTGTTCCAAAAGTATAACCAGAACCACCCTTTGATACTGTTACTGACTCAATCTTTGCATCAGCATTTACAACAACTGTAGCTTCTCCATTTTCACCATCACCAGTAATTGGAACCTGAGTGTAAGTTCTAGAGGTTCCAAGACCTGCGCCACGATTTCTAATGGTTACAATTTTTAATTGACCACTTGTAGCAGCATTTTGTCTGACAGCTGCATCATCAGTGCTATTACTCCAATCATTGGGTACAGGAATATAATTAGTGGAGTCAAATTTTATTGCTTGACTTGGTTTAATGGTATAAAGGTACTTCCAAATATATCCATCACCACTAGACCCAGCAGATCTAGGTTCTAAGTCAGTGAAAGTTGGTTCATCTAATGATGGACCACCAATAAAGTTATTCTCAGGACTTGCATTATTATATAAACAGATATACACCCTATAATCACTATTCATTACATAGTAATTTGCAGAGTAAATATCAAATGAACCAGATGGTTGAGAAGCATTACTTCTGGTGATATCATTTCTCCACATGTCATATGTGATACCAGATTGCCAAGTAGTTTTTCTTACAACTTGACTAATATCACTAGCATTGATTTTTTTCAATGCAATCATGGTATCCCAATAGTCATTAGACTGATCTAGACTATCTTTTGGAGTAGGTGGATTTGTGTCCCAATCTGACTGATAATCAGGTGCGTTGGGGAGACCAAGAAATGCATAATAAGAATTTGTGCTGGATTGAACACCAGCTACAAAATTCTTGGCATTTAAAATTCTTAATTGGTCTGTAATTATCGCTGCCATTTTATTAGGACTTTTTTTGTATTTATAAGTTAAATTTTACTTTGTGACTGATCTATTTGTTCTAGGATATTTGATTCCAGGTGCATCAGGATTTCTATTACCAAATGTAGTTTGTTGAAGAGATCCACTTGATTGTCTTTTTCTTTTTATAAAAGCATATCTATTGTTACTATTATCACCAATATGTTCCCAAGGGTCATGATTAATAGTCCCAGTAGATCCAACATCACCAGATATTGAGTTTTCTATTAAATATTGAAGTGCCTCTGCCTGAGTAATGTTGGGTTGATTTTGAGCAATACATGCTATAATACCAGCAATTTGTGGACTTGCCATGCTTGTTCCACTGATTGATCCTAAGTAGTAAGAACTATTTCTGGGGTCTTGTGGCAGAGATCCATAGGATTCAGCATTTGCACTATTGTAATCATAAACAGCAGAAACAATATCACTACCTGGTGCCCAGATATCAACTCTTCTTCCACAATTACTGAAGTTTGATTTATATTCAGCAACTTTAGAACCAATTGAACCTACACAGATAACATTATTAGCAGATCCTGGTGATGATCCTCTATTGTGATATACAGTCCAACTGCTACCAGTTACAGAATTGTTATAATCTTCACCAGTAGGAATATCGCAGTTCCAATAACTATTTCCTGCAGATGAGATAATAATCACACCATCATCAATAGCATCTTGAATATCAGCTTCTACAGCATCACTCCTAGAAGGAGTTCTGTACAAATAGTTAACACCAGGAACTGGAATACCATTATCTTCTGCAGAAACTCTCTTTTGAACATCATTCATTCCACTCCAATCAATAGTTGTTCCTCTGTAATTAATGGATATTATCCATGATAAGTAAATACTTCCATACGAATATCCCCAACTATGATTAGTAATTGTTGGATTTCTTCTGCCAGTTGCAGGGTTGATTGATTTGTTTTTATGGAAGTGACGAAGATAATCCCATAACTTTTCATCCCAATCAGTTACACCAGATAAGGTATCACTATAAGCCATATTGTAGATATTAGCATCTCTTGCCCAACCTTGTGTATTTCCAGCAACAGTTCCTGCTACGTGAGTTCCATGATTACTATTTGGTGAATAACCAGATGTGCTGTAAGTATAAGTTCCATTAGAACCATAACCTAATACAGAATTATACTGGAACCAATTGAATTGGTTAACTCTACTTCCACCAGTTCCATCAACATTAACTGCAAACTCAGGATGATCTGGATTGATATGACTGTCAACAATTACAACATCAACATTCTTTCCTGATACATCTGTTGCTATAGTTTTACCAGTCAATTGTGGAGATCCATTACTTCCCCAATTGCTAGAAGTTTCACCCTCGATCATTCTGTAAAGACCCCAGTTTTTATCAGTAGAATCCAGAGTAAACATTGTTTTTTCAAAATTACCTGTTTGTTCCCAATGTTCCTCAGTTGTGATTGGAGCAGGTACATTATCTCTAGATTTTATTGGACGCTCACATGCAATGACTCTAGAATCCTTTCTAATCTCTACTGCTTCCTCTTCAGTCAACATGTAATGAGTGTTACGACTGATTTCTCTTCTATAAACAAGGTCAACTGCCCTGTCAGGAATATAAAGTGATCCCCCAACAGTTTCTAGATCATCATATAATCCAACTAAGTCTTCTCTATTTTTACAGGTTACTATATATTCGTTCATTAGTCTTCCAACTTAACTACAGTTAAATCAACAGTTAATGTTGATGATACAGATTCATTATTTGTTACTGCTGAGTATATTGTACTTCCAACAGAAACATCATTATTCCATCCAATAACACCAGGGGTCATTAAGAAACTGGTTGATCCAGTAGATATTGAACGAACCTCTGCAATCAATCCTGACCCTGGAGAGGGATCTGTTAAGTGTGATCTACTTGCATCTGAAGTTCTTGATGCCTCATCAACATACAATCTAACCCAAGCAGCACTACTGATACCAACTTTAAGAAGTCCATAGGATTTAAATCCAGTGATATCTAAGTTGGTTGTAAGACCTGCCCCAACAGATCCTGTGGTTCCAGATACATCAGTTCTTACTCCAACTGCAGGTTCACTTCTTGGTATGATATAAATGGGACCTCCCATATTTGGGTGTGCTGTGCATTGATAATAAAGAATATTTGGAGCATCAAATTGTACATCCCAAGTCAAAGTTCCATTAGAAACATTATTAGTTGGAATACCATCATTATACTGAGTTCCAGCTGATCCATTAGGGGTGCTCTGAATCCTGAATGGATGAGCATTCATGTTATTGGTAAATTTATATTGTTGCCCTCTTGTCAAATACAATGGAGGATCATTTTCTGCGCCAGTAAATCCAGGACCAGTGAAGGTATAGTGGTTAAAACCATCAGCACCAAGAGTCCATTCAGAAGTATAAGTTGCAATCCCAGCAACTGATGCAAATGATGCAGTACTGCCACCAAGTGAATTGATAGTAACTATACCTGTTGGACCACCAGTTAGTGTAATATTAGTTCCAGCAACAATTGATGTCACAACACCAGTAAGAGATTCACCATTACCACTTAGAGTAGTAAAGGTGCCAGCAGTTCCACTAACATTGCCAGTAACATTTCCAGTTAAGTTGCCAGTTACATTGCCAGTTAAGTTGCCAGTAACATTTCCAGTAATATCTGAAGTGATTGTACTTGGCAATCTAGCATCATTAATTGTTCCTGTTAGTTGAATTGAAGGAATATTTGTCAAACCTGCAGCAGAACCTGTAAATGATGATGCAGTTACAACACCACTCACTGTAACTGTATTTGCAACAACTCTTGAGGTATCTGCCAATCCAGTGATTGTGACAGCACCAGTTGAACCACTTATTGAAATGTTGTCACCAGCAATAATTGAGGTGACAGGAGTACTTAAATTGGTGCCATCACCAATAAGTGTGTAAATCTCATTAAAATTACTATTGATCTTTTCTGCACCACCCAACAGGGTATCACCTGTACCGTCATTAGGTGTAGTACCTGTGCTTATACCTAGCTTTGCCATATTGAGGACAGATTTTAGAAGTATTTATTAAGTGTAATTGTTATATTTTAGGGAAGCAGTTCTGGTCACCAAAGCACTTGTTGATAAACCTGTTACACCTTGTAAATTATATGAATTGAAGGAATTAGCACCAGTTCTATTGGAAACATTGATTTTACCCCAACTGAATTCAGCAAAAGTAAAGTTAGAACTAATTCCACCCTGATAAACAGTGAAAGTTTGACTATCAAATGTGAATTGACTAGAGTCAAATGTTAGGTTGTCCATTCCAAAACTAATTGTGCTAATCCCACCCACATTGGTTATGACTCTTCTGACAGTGGTCATTCCTATTCCAAGGACATCAACTTGTAATGTTTGTACTGCTCCAACTTGATATGTGTTATCAATAAAATGTGTTGAGATTCCAAGATTAGATCCATCATTATATCCACTAAAGAATGGATCTCCTGGATTATTGGTAATAGTGATATTAGAATTGAAGATAGTAAAGAAGTCACCAGTACTAATTCCACTAACTGTTATACCAGATCCAACATAAACAGGATCTCTCATAAATGAATCTTTATCAATAAAGAAGTCAAAAATAATCTGTTGATTGGCAGTTAATAAACCTGTTGTTAGACCAAAACCAACCACTGAACCATAATCACCAGAATAAGAAGATACAGACATTTCTTCCTTAGACAATGTAGGTGGTTCTATGAGAACAGATGGTGGATTGGTTGATGTATAACCAGAACCAGGATTTGTAATATTCAGTGCAGTGATTGTACCACCAACAGACACTGTAGCAGTTGCAATTGCAGTGGTAGTTCCAGTCCCAATGGTGACGTTAGCACTGGATGAAGTATAACCAGCACCTGCATTTGTAATATTCAATGCAGTGATTGTACCACCAGCAGACACTGTGGCAGTTGCAATTGCTCCAACTTTAGGATCTTGAGAAACAACTGTAATACTATTCTGGAAATTTCTAATGGGAGCTTCATTAGAAGAATCAAACAGTGGTCTTACAGTATCAACATATGCGATGGTTGTATTAAATCCAAGTGGTTGAATGAGATAAGATGCAGGATAAATTTGTGGTTCATATTCAATCCTATCCTTGCCAACAAATTTTCCATTGATAAACTTATCAGTAATTTGCTTACACCATGTTACTGGTCTGAGAGTGGTTTGAATACTTGTAATACCAGGACCTGGATAATTATTTGTTTCAACAGAATCAAGGGTATTGATCCCTGTAACAGTTCTCTTGTTTTGATTCAAAGTGATTGGTTGTCCAAGTTCAGGATTATTACTAATCTTGAGAGTATCACCAACCTTGACTGTTTCTAAGATATCTGTGAATACAACATCAACATCTCCAGCACCCTTATAGAAGATAACTTTGGATGTATCACCACTATTCTCAACACCATCAAGACCAGGTTTTGGTGCCTCAGTGAATGTGATTACGCTACCACCTCCAAATTGATATGCAACACCAGGTTCTTGTAAAATATCATTGATGAATACAAGCAACGTTTTGTCAACTTCAATATTAGAACCAGGTTGAGATCTGATAGAAATTGGACTGTTATTAATAGTCAACTTAAATGATTTTTGTGTTCCATCAAACTGACTATCCAGACTATCAAATACTTCAAATTCTCCAACACTAAATCCATTGAACTGATCACTATAAGTGGATTCAATTGTTATCTGGAACTCTTTGAATGAAGATGATGTATCAAGAGGTATACCAGTTAAACCACCAGTGGGAACAGTTAGTATTTGTCCAGGATTATATGAATAACCAAAATCTCTAAGTTCAAAATTAATGACACTGGAACCTGCTCCAACGACAATATCAACAGTTGCACTTTGACCAATACCAGTGCTAGATGAAGTATATGTGAGTGGAATATCTGAATAACTCAAGGGTGAGTCAATCACAACCACTGGAGTGTTGGTTGAAGTGTAACCAGAACCAGGATTGGTGATATTGATACTTACAATATGACCACCACTAATAGTTGCTGTTCCAATATTTTCAATAGATGGAACTACACCATTGAATGTTTGAACTCCTACATTAACAACTTGTGAACCTGCCCTGTATCCAGAACCACTATTGCCAATACTGATAGCAGAGATTGTTCCAGCAGAAGATACAGTTGCTGTTCCAGCAGCAGATACCAGATTCTGGTAACCATGACCCTCAGTTGAACCAACAGAAACAATTAATCCACCAATGGGGAATCGTGTCTTATTTGGATCATAACCCTCTGGTTGATTAGAACCATTATATCTGATGGATGAAATACCATTATCTTCAATAACCTGATAATCACCTTGAACTGCTTGAATTCCCTGTGGTGCTTGATAGATGTTATTGGTCAAGATTACTGTGTCTGAAGTAATTCCAATTACATTAGAACCACCCTCTTGGAGTGTAAAGATACTAGTAACTCCAGTGAATCCTCCAGAAAAATCATCAAATACATGATTTTCATTATAAGTTTCAAGAGTCGTACCAGAACCAGCACGCTTCATAAATGTTCTACCTTGGAATGTTGAACTAGAAGTAATTCCAGTCCAATCTCTCTCATTAGGATCTGCATTTGTTGAAGTCCCAATAGGAATATTGCCATAGGGAGCAGATGCAAAGTTAAGTCTATTGCCAGTAATATTATAGTTACCAGAGAACTTAGTGATTGTTGCACCAGAAAGGTGTTCAGCAAGTGTTGTCCCAAGTCTAGGTCTTTGAACAGTAATGTTTGTTGGAATACCAAATGATCCAACAGATTCAATAGTCATAAGTTCATCATCAATCTTGATAATATCACCAGATGAGAAAGAAGTAACTCCTGTGGTATTAAAGGTCAAATCAAACACAATGTTTTGTGCAAGTTCTGATGTGACAGTTGTTGGTGAAATGGGTGCTTGAATCATATTGTCAATAGCAACCAATGCTTTTGCATTTTGCTTCTTGGCAGTAATTGTATGAGAGTTGCCAATACCAACTGAGTTTATGGTTAGGGTGACTGGTGGAGCTGCAAGAGCATCCTCTGCAGTAGCAGCAAACTTCATCCTGCCCTCATCAACTTTAACAACAAAGAGATCTTCAGGAAGAAGAGTGGTTGCTCCAATTCCAGGTATAGTAGCAGTAACAATACCAATGGCAGAAGTTTGACCAACTCCTGGCGAACTATATGATACGTTCTCACCAGTTACATAGAAATGATTAGGGATGATTATTTGATCATTAGCAAGATCAACAATACTTGCACTCGAACCATCAAAGATTCTTCTAAAAATGTCATTTCCTTTATGTCTAAGTTCAAAGGAATCAATAACACTCAGTCTTGTTCCTGCATACTGCTCAAAGTCAGTATCAATCACTACATTATTTAAATCAATATTGGTTGGATTTGTATTTTCATTATTAATTTGAAGTTGCTGGAAATATGCTCTCACTTCAACTGCCTTATTGGCAACTGGTGTATAAACAACATCAACTCCATTGGTTATTGTGCTGACCCCAACTGTTCCAATACCTGCTCCTGTTGAAATATTTGCATATTCAACAAATGCTTCATTAGAGGAAGAATTGATGCAAGCAAACTCAAACATTTCATATTCATTATCAGTATTGTTCTCTACAACAAGGACACCATACATTGATTCATAAGGTGCTGTATAAGATATGATTGGATTTGCTGTAGGTGAACCAGATGCAGCAATAGATGAATAAGCAGAACCAACTCTTGAAACTACAAGATCAGTGGAACCAATAGATGTTCCACCATCAGTAATAGCAACCACAGCAGAATTTGCAGTCAATCCTGATCCAACACTAGAGTGGAATTCAACAATGATATTGCCACCAGTGATTCTTGCACCAAATGTGCCAATACCTGACCCATAGTCACCCTCTGCTTCATTCAAACTTCCATATTCAAGAATAGAAACATCTGTTCCATTGGAGAGAATATTGAGTTCAGTTGAATAGAAATCATCAGTTGATACATGTTCAATCAAAGTAAGAACTTTTAGTGCTCTATAAGAAGTCCCAACAGAAACAATAGTGGTTGATGCGTTAGGAGGGATAGCAGCTTTTTCAGAAATGACAGCAGCAACATCTCCAAAACTTTGGTTTCCTGTTGTTGTCTTATCATTTAGAATACTGAAACTTACAGTTGAAACATCATACGTGTTAAACTCAAACTTGACTGGGTAGAAAATAAGATCCCATCCATCAGATGTGGTGAGGTAGTCAAAGTATCCAAGATATGGATAAGTCTCAATACAAGCATATTGGGACATATAAGCAACATTCTCATTCTGAATCAATGAGACAACAGCAAACTGTCTCTCATCTGTAAAAATTCTATCTCTAGCATGAGTTAGAATTTTATTATATGTGTAATTACCAGGGAATGATGAGATTGGTTCATATGGTTCTGATCTCTCATTACTGTTAAACTGGGATGAGATATCATCAATACTAAGCACTCTGTTACCAACAGATTGGAAATAATCTGCAAGAATTTTGTTCTCAAATAAAATCTCATCTGAGAACTCAAGACCATTTACAGAAAAACTAGTTTCAGTAACATTATCATAATCATAGTAGCAAGAAAGATCTCCTTTACCAATAATATCCACAACTGTTTCAATATTGGAATCTATTGCTTCAATAGGAACAGATTGTCCACCAACTGGTGCTGCAGCACTTTCAACTTCAAGATCAGCAAACTTCTTGAATCCAGCAGTGTGATTGAGTGAACCTACTGCATTATTCCAAGTATCAAAATCAACACTCGACTTCAGAGAGTATGAGAAGTTTTGATAATACTCATTATTAGGAATTCTCTGGAGATTATCATTCAAGAATCCTGTGTTTCTATCCCAACCACTGATTACTGTTGCACCAGCTCCAGTTTCAATTTCTGCTTTGAAGTCATATTTGGTCTTAATCACTCCTTGAGTGTTTGAGGTGAGACCTCTTACTGTATCATTAAGTTTAAATTCATAAGAACTAGAAACTTTCAATATTTCTGTATTTTTATTCCAACTTTCAACTTTACCTTGATTTCTACCATTTGTTACAATTTCATCTTGGAAATAGTCATTTTTTCTAAGTGAAATATCAAAGATTGGGAAATGGGAAGTAGGGATAATTCTACCTTTAATTGGTATGGTTGCATTTCCTGGTTCTTCTCCATCAAGAAGAACATCAGACATATCATAATCAATAAATGCACCAGAACCACCAAGGTTAGTTTGAACTCCAACTACAGGGAAGTAAGCATAATTGTGTTGTGAGGAGTTGTAACCAGTTCCAGTTGTTCCTAATCCAACATTGATACCTTCCACCAATACAGTCTCGCCAATAACAAATGGGAAATCTTCTTCATCACTGAATATTGCATTTAGTTGTGCTCTTACCTTCTTTGTGGAGTTTGTATATGTGAGAGATTCTATACCAATTCCATTTGTATTATTAATTGGGACAATTCTGGGTGTGGTTTCATACAACTCAGTTGTATTTTTAATGATTGAAACCTGATTATCACCAATGGCATAGGAAAGTTGAACTCCATCCATCAATTTGTTAGTATATCCATCAACAACTACAAGATCAGGAGCAAGAAGATAATTTACTCCATTGGATGAAATACCAATTCTTTCAAAAGAATTCAGTGGTTCAATCTCAAGAATTTCAGGCAGATTTGCAATAGATCTCAAAGTTTCATCTGTAGGATAATCAAATCCAATGTTATTGGATGAATACCTAAAGTTTAAAATCTTACCAATATTCTGACTCTCAGGATAAAGGATAGCATCAGTTCCAAATCCACTTCTTACTGTATTGATTCCAGGGAGACTTCTATATCCTGTGCCTGCGTTTGTAATCACTACATCAGAAATAGAACCATAAGCAGTTAAAGAACTTGTATCATATGATGGTGAAGCATTGGTTGCACCATATGAAACCACTTCTGGGAATGAACCAATATTGAATGTAAATGTAGTTGTTCCAATACCTGTAACTTTTTGTCTTCCATCAAACTTTGTAGGAACAAGGTTGACTTGATTATTGGAATCTACATTAACATCAATTATCAAATCTCTCTTAATTAAAGGAGAGAATGATGTATTTACAGTGCTGAATGAATACCAAAGAGCAGAGGGTACTTCATCATTTATAGTGAGAGTCAAACTTCCATCCACACCAACTGTGCCACTCTTTGTTACTTCAAATGTAGGACTGTCTCCTGTGGTGATGAATAAAGTTCTGAAAGAAGGATCAGAATATAAATTAAGTTCAAATGCTGGATATTGAATACCGTTAGATGCAAATGACAATGATGAATCAGAGAGATCAAATTTAAGAATATTATTTCTACTAACATCAACCATAGGATTGATCTTAGACAGGGTTCCAGAAGATGCAGAAGTAATCTGTACAAAGTTTGGATTAACAGAATTAATCTCTGCTTTTGTTCTAACAAGTTTTATCTTTGTGGGAGTATAAAGTACAACATAATACATCTCTTCATTTATCAAACCACTGGATGGTGAAGAAGAGGTGTGAATTACCTTGTCACCTGTCTTGAACTCATTATTACTAAACAGAATGCTATTTTCAGATGTACTTACATCACCAGACGCAAAGGTCTTAGGATTAAATACCATTCTTCTATTGAAGTCATCATATTTTACAGTGATAACCACTTCATCTTTTGGTTTAAGATTGAAGTTAATGAAATCATCAACAAACAAACCATGTGTGGATGCAGTAGAAACTGTGACTACATTTTTTTGCAGTTGACCAGTGACTACATTTGTTCTTTTTGTCCTGAGATTGTGATATACTCCTGAACCAACATTGGTGAAGTAAAGAAGACCAGCACCAGTATTGACACCAACATATTGACCTGTTATGGTGGAAATACCAACTTTGTTAGTTGATAGACCAATGAATCTGGAAGAGAGTGGAACAGCAAAGAATGTTCCAAGTCCAGACATAACATCAGTGCTTGCTGCACCAGTCAATCCATTCCAAACTTGGATAGAGTCTCCACCATTTGTTGCATACTCAACAACATCATTAATTTCAAGACCATGATTAGGATAGTAGATTGCCTGTGGTGGGATGACAATAGAAGAGGCACCTGCACCTGGATTAGAGAATGTGACTGCTGTTCCAATGTTTGTTCCTAATACTGTTCCAAGACCCACTGCTTCAGAAGGATTGAAATACAATACGTTGTTCAACCTAAGAGTCTGAGTAGTTCTTGCAGCACCAGAATTAATAGTAAGAGCTCTAGGATCTTTGAATATCTTTGTCAGTGCAAGATGTGAAGTTCCAATAGTTCCTGATTGCTCCCTAAGAACCTGAAGTCTTTGATTTCTTCTATCAAGAGTGAGAACTTTAACCTTCTCTCCACCAACTTCCATGATGTCATCTGGTCTTATAAAGGGATACTGAATAGCACCACCAATTTCAAGGTAAGTTGTTACACCAGTTACAGATGTATCACCAATACCAGTTAACAAAACAAATGAACCAGTGCTGACGCCAATATTATAATTGCCATCCAATCCATCATAGTAATTTGAAAGACCTGAAATGTTAACTAGATCACCATCAGACAGATCATGAGGAACTGAACTATAACCTACAAATTGTCCTTTTGATGCGTAAGGTATAAATTCAATATCAGATACATGTGTGGATGTCACACTGATATTGTTTACAACCTTTCCTGATACTCTTTCAACTTTAGCTGCAGCATTCTTTCCATTGGTAAAGGAATTATCAAACAGCAGTTGATCATTAACTCTATAATCTCTACCACCTGTAAGAATGCCAACTCCTTGAATATTACCAGCAGAAGCTGATGTTACATCAATCTCCTGTTTCTTGTAAGTGTTTGAGTCAAAGATATAATCATATCCACTCAAAGGTGAGTTCATATGATATGGAGTAGTATTTCTAAACCACTTGTTCTTCTCAATATCATATTCTATATGATTTGAAGACGTGCTAAAGTTAAATGTATTTGGTTCTGAATTAAATGAATTGCCAATTACATATGGGAATACTGGTCTTCTATAATTATTGAATGCACCAGAGGTATCTGAAGTTTCTTCAATGGTGGTGAAGTACGCATATGTGCCCTCTGGATAATCAGGAGTGATGCAGTATCTGCCATTGCTCTCATCTAGATCACCAGTTCCTCTAAATGCAAAATCTTCAACAAAGAATCCCTGAGCAAACTGTGAGACAGGAGGTCTATTAGTTGTCTGTAAGTTAACCTCATAACCAGAGATCATTCTCTTGATGGGTCCACCTGATGATGTTGCATAAGCATATGGACCATAAATTGGATGACCATCATACGACCAACCAAGGATTGGTGAGTGTTTTGATGAATCTATTTCTATATTATTTGTTTTATTGAGATCATTATCTGAATAGATGGTATTACCATTAGCATCTACAGCATAAGTTGTTTCTCTAAGATATCTGGATGGATATAGATGAGAATATTCAAGTGTATCTCCATCAATTGAAGTATTGATGATTCCATCATCTGCTCCAATATTAGAAAGATTTCTTGCAAATAGGTTAACTGTCCATTGATTGATGCTAGTATTGACAGTTGCATCAACTCCAGCAGGTCTAACCATAATGGTTGTATCACTCCCATAACCTGCACCACCACTGATAACTTTAACTTCAGTGATTGCACCACCACTCACAATAGGAGTGAGTCTGGCAAATGATCCAATACCAGTTATAACAAGATCAGGGGGAGAATTATATTCACTTCCACCCATATTAATTAAAACTTCAACTATTCTGCCATTAGAAATAATAGGAGTTAGTTGAGCATCTTTTCCACTGTTGAAGTTTACGACAGGTTGTCTGGTGAAGTTTAATACTTCAGAAGAACCATACCCAACACCTTCATTAGTGATATCAATAGAGTCAATAGAACCTCTGAAGATTGGTTGAACCTTACAAGAGAAATCTTGACTAGTTAATGTGTTAACACCAATAGTTCCTTGAACAGAAACAGTGATTGGTTTGTAATTAAAACTACCATTACCTTCAGATTGAAGATTTGTAACAATATTGTTGTCATAGAAGTATTCAGATTGGGTTTGACCAGTCCCTACCTCTGAAAGTGAGAATACACTGTCACTAATCTTTACAACATAATACTCTGTTGTTGCGCCAAGACCAGCAACAGGAGATGAACCTGCTGTATATTGAACAATCTCTCCTTCATCATAACCATGATCATCAATTGTGATCTCATTTGATGCAGTGTTGACACCAACAATGAGTCTTTCTTTGTTCTTATAACCTGAACCCTCTTGGTCTACAACAATGTTAGAGACAATCTTTTTCTTTTCATAAGATTTAAACTCTTGTCTACCCACACCATACCCAGTGAGGTTTACAGTGTTGATTCCTGCTTTAGCATCATTAAAATTATCATGGAGTGTAATTGTCAATGAATCAACTACATTTGCATAATAATCAGCATCTGTCTTAAGACCTGCAACACCATCAATTCCGTTAGACACATAGACAACTCTCTCATTGTCTCTAAACTTGTGGAATGTGGTAAATCCAATTGTATTGACTGAGAGTGACAAACCACTCTTAGTGCCAGGACCAGAATTGAACTGGACACTATGGTCAATAGAAGCAAGATTGACCTTTGCTGATGCATTGGTTCCCTGCCCACCACTGATAATTACTACAGGTTCATCAACATAATCAAAACCATTATCAATAATTCTGACCTCTTTCAGAGATCCCTCCACAGCAACCACACCAGTAGCACCAACACCAGTATTGTCACTAATAGTCATCAGAGGTGGATTGATTACATCATACCCCTGACCTCTATTGTTGACATTCAGACCTTTGATGCCACCATAATATACAGTATCAAATGATTTATAGTTTATAAGTTCAACACCATTAATTAAAACACCAGTGTACCCTGGAGATGTTCTATATTCTCCTACCTTTGTAGATGGTGTTTTAATCTCTCTATAGATTTTTTGTGGTGATAACTCTTTATTGTAAAATCTAAAATAACAGAATTTACTATCAGTTACAGAACCAACAGGAGTAATATACTTGTTATTGTAGATATCTGATGAACTTCTAGCAAGTTTGATTGTGGTGGAACTTACTCTCTTAACATAGTAAACTCCCTCTGAAATATTATCAAAAGAATCAACAGTCTCAGTTGTTTGGGTGATACCACTTGATGATGTTGTTGTGGTCTTGATTACTCTAGGTTTATAGTAAACAGGATCACCTGACTGAAAACCATGATCAGATGTTGGTGTTACCACCAGATTGTCATTTACTGCTGAACCACTAAATGAAACCTCTCTATCATAAGGATTAGTGGGAATTGAGCTGTAGTTTGGAATAGAGTTTGACGCTACAAGCAGTTCACCACTAAACTTTTCATAAACATTGAGAACATTGACATTGATGTTATTAAGTTGTGGATATTTTGTAGAAGATCCTTTGAGAATTTGATTCTCTAATGTCCAAACTTGAGAAAACTGTGCTGTGGTGATATTACCAGATAAAACTGCTACAATCTTTGTCTTGGAAAGGACAGACTGAACAGTGAGAGTTCTTGATAAACCGCCACTACTGGTCAGTGACATTTTATAACCTGGTCTCACAAACAGATCATCAAATGTTTCAATATTATAAGTTTTTTGTGTAGCATCAATTAATTCAAATGATGATACAGTCCACTTTGTTTTAACATTATACAACCAGGGAATTGCCTGTTTTTGTGTGGACTCCAAACCAATAGACTTAACATTGATTGTGTCATTTTTATTGAAGAAGTATGTTTCTTCATTCAGTTTTAGATTGGTAAGAGTTGAAACTACTTTTACTCTTACTTCACCATTTTTTCCAGTTGCATAACTGTAATCATCTAGAGAAATATCTGATGTAGAGTTTATATTAGTTGTGGTTGTAGTAACACCTAAGAACTGAGTGAGTGTTTTATCTGAATATGAGAGAATATTTTCATCACCATCAACATTAAGAACTGATAGTTTGCCTGATGATGGAAAACTCAATGTGGAATCAACGTCCAATACTGTTGATCCAACTGAAACATTATTAACAATCTTGGTTTTTGGATTAGGTTCAAATCTTCCATAGATTGAACCATCTACATCAATATCTCTTTGATAACCATAGTCAATGGCAATTTGATAGAAATCGCCATCAGGGTAGTTGATCTTCTCTACATTGGTGATTGTTCCTCTTGCCTTTGTTCTATCTTGATAGAAAGTAAGGTTCTTGAGATCAAGAGGGTCTCCAACATATTCCTCAACAACATAATCTTGAGTGATTCTGTAATCAGCATCTGATGGTTTGATCAGGAACTTACTGGGTTTGATGACCTCTACATCTACGCCATACAGTGCTCTGAAAAGAATCTCAAATGATTGATCAGTTCCTTTAGATTTGTAGAAACTATCAGCAGTGAAGATGAAGTTTCTTTCATCTAGACCACTATAAAGTTTTCTCTGAGAAAAACCAGGAATGACTTGATTTTTAACTCTTTTGAAAAACTCCTGAAGAAATTTAACATTCAGGTTGACAATGGTTGCTCCACTTTTGTGGTCTGCAGACTCTGTTTCTTTAAATGTCAGTTGATCAGGGGTATTAGTCCCAATGTAGTCTGTAACCCCACTGAAACCCCTTGTACACCCCTCAAAAGTGGTGTCTGTCTTAGTCTCATATAAAATGATTTCATCATCAATTTGAATCAAACCCTTTGATTCAGGAAATCCATCAGTGAAATTACTATTAGAAGAAGTTGTAATAGTAGTGTCAAGGAAAGTTATATCACCCTGCAAAATAGTGGATGATTTAAGATTATATAACTCATCAACTTTTAAATATTGATCTAGGTTACTGATTAAATCTTCAGCGCCACCTTTTACTTCTTGTGAAATATAATACTCTTTTAAGAAGTCCACAAGAAGTGGAAAGTCATCCCTTACATACTCAGGTACACGACTCGCGATTATATCTTGGAACTTTACTCTATCTACTGCCATTTATCTTAATAGGAGTATGGTGTGGATGGGGATGATGAGGGAGTGCTGGGAGAGGGACTAGATGTTGGTGTAGTGCCAGTTGTTCTAGTCACTGATGATCCAGCATTACCAGTAGTGACAGTTACATTGGTTGTAACAGGGGTTGGGGTAGAGACTGTATTAGACTCAGAACTAACCAGAATAGGAGTTCCCCTTACAAGACTTCCATTTGAATAACTTGATGTAACAATGTAGTTACTACCTGATACATCATCACCAGATGCAATTTGATCTGATACTGTATTGACTGTAACATTATTAGTATCCAGTTGAAGATATAGATCTTGAAGTCCTATAACATCATTTGAATATGGAACAGCAGAAACTTCAATGAGGGGTGTTCCTCTATTTACGCTGGTAGAAATGATCTTAATTGGGTTAAGTTTGATTTCTCCTTTCACATAATCAATAATGCCAATATTCTGTTTTACAAATACTACTTCAGTGGGTGAGTTCAACTTAAACAAGAAAAGTGATCCTTTCTTGAGAGTCTGATCAGGACTATCACCCAGATACACATCACCAGAGATTCCAGCAACCTGGAATGCAGATGACTTGATGTTATATCCAATTTCTCCACCATGAGTCCCATGTCCATGGTTTTTGATAAAGAACCTATTACCAAAGCACAATTCATATTCAGCAAAGGTATTCAGAAGAGGTTCCATATCTCTTCTCATCTGAACAGTGGTGATGTTAGATGTAATAGATTGATGAGTATCATCAATAATCTTCTGATACTTAGAATACTTGAATCTAGCGCCAAACTTATTCAACTCAGTTGAGTCAGCGTATGCTCCAATATTACTAGTAACAAGTGAACTTACCACACTAGCAGAGGGTGCCTTGTTTTGATTGTAATAGACATAAGAATCAGTCTCAACATAGAGATACTTAAGATCTACAATCTCACTTACAATACCAGCAACTGAATACTTTCTCAGTTCTCTGGAGATGTCTTCCTTGATACTAGTGGATAGGTAAACACCATTCTCTGGTTTTACACTGATAAAGACTTTACCATATTGTGGAGGAACCAAGTCTTCACCACCAAATGCAGAAACAGATTCTGCTTCTGGATAGATTCTAGGAATCAGAACCTCATAGTCTGCTGCAGTAACAGCACGATTCTGTGATGCATAGATCTGAGGAGCATTCTTTTTAACAGACTCAACACTTTCAATAGCAGAACCACCAAAGGATGTCTGATCTGTGTTAATCAGTGAAATTCCAGTAGTAATGGAAGTGTTATTGTTATCTACTAACTGACCAGCAAAGGTGAACTGTGAAATTCCATTACCTGCCTCACCACTAGATGTAATATATCCAACTTCTACAATATTTGGTTCTTCCAATTTCAGACCAAATACCCCATCACCAAACATCAGTTCATATCTTTCATTCTCAATCTCTTGAATAAAATAAACTGGTGATGTAGAATCTACTTCATATAGACTACTAAACTGCTTGTATGTTCTTACAATAGTAGAACTAGGTGCCTCTCTGACTGACACTGTAATCAGATCAGTATCAATACCACTATTATTAAGAATGTATTTCTGATTAGGTGTTCTAGAACTTACATTAAATGATTGTGTAATATGAGTTCCTTCATGTACCTCAATATTATCAAAGAGTGCTAAACCATCACTATTGACTGGAACTGTGATGTCCTCTGGAATAGAGAACACATAACTGGTATTAGCAAACAAATTAGAGGAAACTAATGTAATTCCTCTTTTTAGAGTCACAGAGACTGCTGTAGTTGATGATGTATCCACTGCAAAGGATACAAATGCTTTTGCAGCATTCCTGGACTTGGGGACATATCCAATATTTCTTGCTAATGAAACAACATTCTCTCTGAGTGTTGCTCCATCAATAAACACCTCATTAGTTACCATATTGGCATTGTATGAGGTGATGTAGGTATTATAGGCAAGGATGTCTATAATGGTTGATAGATTAGATCCTTCATAATCATAATCTGTGAAGTTTGAGTTCGCACGAAGATAGTCCTTAATGGACGTCTTTATTTGATCAAAATCTAAGTTGCTGAAATTAACTAAAGGCATTTACCTAGTGGGTTCTAATGCGAAAGAGAGTTCTTGTGCTTGTGCATCTACACCTATGATTTGATATTGAATCTGTACATCAAATGCATTTGAATCTGCATTTGCTTTGACTAATACATCAATCAGATCAACTCTAGGTTCATAGTTAGCAATAGTAATACGGATTTGACTGTCAATATTAGCTGCAGTGAGAGCATCTAAGTTATTAAACAGTAATCTACTCACATCAGAACCCAATGCTGGGCTGAATGGTCTTTCCCCAGGTCCAGTGAGAATCAAGTTACGAATAGATCGTGCAATTGCATTTGCATTAGTCAATCCAATTAAATCATTGTTAAGAGGATTAATCTGAAATGATGCACTTATATCCTTAAATGGTTTACTGGTCCTTTGAACAGGCACACTGATACAAGAATTCTACCTTATTTAGTAGACTAATCTTCAGTTAATACCTGCTCACCACCACAAGTACACTCATGATCAGGATGTGAGCAATCTGTTGTCTCAAATAAACCATCAGTGTTCTTCTTGATTCTATTCTTAGGTGTTAAACCATCATTAGCAATCTCACGTAACATCTTTTGATGCTGATCATTTGCTAAGTTATCTAGAAAATCATTCATCTTTATTATCTGCCAATGTTAAATTATCTAGGTCTGTAATCTCATACATGTAATGATCTGATGTTTCAATCCTTCGCTTATTCTCTACACTATACACTGTAGTATCAATTTCAAATCCAGGATTCTTATCAATCCTATTAAAGGTCCATGCATTATCATACCAAATAATTCTATTGTTAGGATATGCATAGTAGTTGCCATTGTCCATCTTGAACAGATGCGCACACTTATGTTCTGGTGTTTCAGAGAAGTTTAGATCAGGCACACCCTTATTTTCCCAACTCCAATCAAAGGTCCACATATAACTGCCTTTGACTTTCTTACCATCAGGACGAATTAGTTCTGCCTCAAGACCAGATAACCTATGCCTTCTTTGTACATCAATATAAGGTGAGAAGCAATCCCAATACATGATGTCCTCTAAGGGTTCTATAGGGGCATCAGGCATCCAACAAAAGGCATGTAGGGGTCTACGTGTCCAGTTGACACCATTCTCAAGAAATGCCTCAAACAAAGGCACACGCTTCTCCATACTAGCAACACTATGAACATCACATCTAGTGACTTCACCATGTCCTTTCTTATGATTAAACAGGAACTCATTACGAATGTAACAAGACCAATCTGGTAAACTATGATTTAAGTAAGCCATTCTCTTTCATTAGGATAGTAGTAGTCTAGTAGTTCTTCATGAGGTTCAATGTCCCTAGTGGCATAAAGACAACCATTGTCCTTATTATAGGACACATTAGGTGAAAGCGAGTGATTAATGTAATACTGTGGTCCTATTCTATCCAGATCACAATCAATCCAGAATCCTTCCTCATCATAATAGGTTAGATTCTTCATTGCCACTCTCACGTCCTCTGGGACTTTCAACCACGGGATTTTTTGCGCATTTTTTGGTCTAAAGATCAAAGTATCAGCAGGTATAGGCACCAAAGAAAAAACACCCACCCCATCACAAACCTTAGAAGGTGAGAGGTAGGTGTATAAAGTTAATGAAAAGGTCATCCCCTTCCTTGACCTCTATAACGCTTCTTTGCATTATTACTGCTAGATGCAGCATACTTTGTGTGCTTCCCTTGTCCTTGTCGTGTCTTCTTGGGTTGGGATTCAATAAACACTGAACCCAGCAGTGACTTCTTTACTTTTGCCATAATAATACCTCCTGTTTCGTAAACTCAACCTCAAATAACTCGTGTCTTTTCATGACCTACTCTGATCCTAGGATCACACCAGATCTCATATCCTGCCTCAATTGCATCTAAACAGAATGAGACAT